TCTCGGAGTAACATTTAATATTGAGGTAATAGCATGAAAATAGAAATATTAGTAGGAAGTAACTATCCAGATGGCAAAGAAGAAAAAAGAGTTGAGCCGGGAGATGTTGTAGATGTTCCAGATAAAATCGCCAAAAGTTTGATAAAGAATAATGCAGCAGTAAAATTTGATAGTGCAAAGAAAAATAAAACAACTAAAAAAAGAGCTAGAAATGAGGATGGTAGTTTTAAGGCAGATGATCCAGAAACTCCTGAAAATGAGGCTTGGGAGGTAACTGAATAATGCCAACTTTCAGTCATGGTAAAGATGCAGTTGTATTACTTGATAATACAAATTTAAGTACAACACTTACTGATGTAGCAGTATCACTTACAGCAGATGTAAATGAAACAAGCACTTTTTCAAGTTCTGCAAAATCGTTTATATCGGGTTTAACTGATGGTACTGCAACTGCATCTGGTTACTTTACAACTTCAAGCCCAGATTCTAATACAGAATACTTAGCACAGTTAGGCAGTTCAGGATCAGCTTTCTCAATAGCTCCGATAGGATATACAAGAGGCAATCCAGCAACTCTAGGTAAAGTTATAGAAACATCTTATGATAGATCAGCAGATGTTGCAGGAGTTGTTGCAGTAGCAGTAGCTTTTCAATTTAGTGATGATAGTTTTGATGGTAAAAGTCTGGTTGCTCCAGCAGCTTTTACTACTACATCAACTGAAACATCAGTTGATTTTGGAGCAGCAGGTACTAATGGAGGTGGAGCAGTCTTGCATGTAACAGCAGCAAGTGGTACTTCTCCGACATTAGATGCCAAAATACAAACAAGTGCAGATAACGCATCATTTTCTGATTACATAACATTTAGTCAGAAAACTGCTGTGGGATCTGAATATAAAACAAGTACAAGCAATCCAGCACGATATGCAAGAGCTGTTTTAACAATAGGAGGATCAACTCCTAGTTTTACAGTTGCTATTAGTTTTGGACAGGGATAATAAAGGAGAATAATGCCAACATTTACACATGGAAAGAATGCAGCATTTAAGTTTGATGATTCTGGAGGAACATTAAGAGATATATCTAATGTCTTAACTGATGTTGCAGTATCAAGAACAGCAGATGTTGCAGAGGTATCGGCTTTTTCAAATTCTAGTAAGGCTTTCGTATCTGGTTTGACTGATGGTACGATAACCTTATCTGGTAGCTTTGATGCAACAGTCAATGGTTATTTAACAGGTATTCTAGGATCAGAAGTTGATTTTGAGTTCTATCCGATAGGAACTACCGGAGGAAATCCAAAGGCTAGTGGTAAAGCAATTTTGACAGCTTATGATAGAACACCAGACATCGCAGGAGCAGTCGGTTTTTCAGCGACTTTCCAACTTACAGGCACAATAACAGAGGGTAGTGCTTAGAATATAGATTGAATTAAAAAAGGAGATCTATATGAAAAGATTAAAACTTGAGGATATATCTAATCCTCCAGCACTAAAAGAACAAGAAGTAGAGCTTGAACAATGGAACAAAACAGTTATTGTTCAGGGTTTGACAAAAGCAGATACTGTTGAAATCAATGAATTATCAGAAGATGAGAATGGTATTAGAAATGATGTCTTGTTTGAAAAGTATCTTTTGTTAAAAGGATTGAAAGATCCAGAGCTTGATTCTCTTGATGATGTTGATAACTTTTACAGCAATGCTACATCACAAGTAATAGATCAAATATTACTAGGTATTTATAAGTGTATGGCATGGACTAAGGAGGATCAGGCTAATATAGCCGATAAGTTTCCAGAACAATGATGAGTTAGCTTTTGAGTTTCGTTTAGCTCTTGATCTAGGAATGACAGTTGATGAACTAAGGAAGAAGATGTCAATTCAGGAGTTTGAGTCTTGGAAGTTATACTACATTGATAGGAATAAAAAAGAAACGAAAGCAATGACAGAGGCAAACGCAACACGAAAGTTAAGGAATAGATAATGGCTAGTGCAACACTAGAGATGATTATTGACTTGGTAGGAGTCAATAAAGCAGCAAGAGGATTCAAAAAAATATCTAGTGGTCTTAAATTATTTAATGATGAGGCAGAAGAGGGATCAAAGAAAGCTAAAAAGTTTGGTAGTAGTCTTTCAGGGTTACAAAAAACAGCGATAGCTGGTGGAGCGTTAATAGCTGGTAAAGCATTATTTGATTTTTCAAAAGAGGCAGTAAATGCAGCAACGAGTGCAGATGAGGCAGCAGCAGCTTTTGGAACTACATTTGGAACAGCAGCACAAAGAGCAACAGAGTTTTTAGAAGATTTTGCAAATAAAGCTGGTCTTACTGTTGGAGAGGCTCAACAACTTACAGCAACTCTTGGAGCTGTTGCACAGGGTATCGGATTTACACAAGAAGAGTCAGCAGATCTTTCTATTGAACTTACAAAGATTGCAGCAGATGTTGCATCTTTTTCTAACATTACAGCAGGAGCAGAGCCTGTGTTACAAGCATTTAGATCAGCTTTAGTTGGAGAGAGGGAGGCATTGAAAACCTATGGTATTGCAATCACAGAGGCAGAGGTACAAACAAAGGCTTTTGAGCAAACAGGTAAATTTTCGGCAGATATGCTTACACGACAAGAAAAGGCTTTTGCCACTCTAGCTCTGATACAGGAAAAAGCAGCAGTTCAAATAGGGGATTTGGATCGTACTTTACTTTCTTTTGCTAACCAATCAAGAATAGTTGGAGCTGAACTTAGGGAACTTAGAGAGGATATAGGTAAAGAATTAATACCAGCATTAGAAATATTATTGCCAAAATTTAGAGAATTGGTAGAGGATATTGCTCCAAGTTTGATTGAGGGTTTTGGTAATGCTGCAACAACTGTTATTGATCTTGTTTTAGCTCTTGATAGATTCAATGATATGGATGAGGGGTTATTATTTCTAATTAAAAACTTTAGAGAATTAGCTGAAGAACAAAGAGCTATCAACGAGGCTTTTGCTTTTGCCAATAGACTTACAACAGAAAAAATAGTTGCAGAGGCTTTACTAAACACAGAAAAAAGAAAATCAAGAAACGAAAGTAATTTACAGAGAGTTGCATTTGAAAAGTTAGATACACAGTTACAAAAAAAATCTATACCATTACTTAAAACTTATATTGATTTAGTTGAAATGCTCACAGGGGAAGATGAAGATCTAACAGGTGCTGAAGATGAACTAACAGATGCAAAAGATAGAGTTGCAGAGGCACAAAGAAAAGAGGCACTTGCAACAGCAGAAGAAAGATTACAAAAGAAAGAATTACAAGCACAGATTCAAGAACTTTTATTTTTTCAAGAAAAGGGTATTGATGTTAGTGAGGAACTAGCAGTAGCACAAGAAAAATTAAGACTTGTTGAATTTGAACTCACAAGAGAATCAGAAGAATTACGAACTGCAAAAAAAGATCTTGCAGATATAGAAAAAGAACTATCTGCTGTTGTTGATGAAACAACAGATTCTTTTGCAGGTCAAGTAGAACAATTTATAAAATTAAATGAACAAGCAGATATTTTTAATCAACTGAACGCAGATGAAGATTTTATGGATCTTGTTAAAGCAAATAAGGAACTAAATCCATTTATAGCAGCAAATCTTGGTGTATTGAGTGATATAGCTGAATTACAGGGATTAAATGAAAGAGCTAGAGAATTTGACAATTTTGCAAGAGCTGCTGAAAGATTAGCAGATGCTCAAGAAAGATTGACAAATATTCCAAGAATTGAATTTACACCACCAGATTTTACACCTGATCCCGGAGATATACCATTAGATCCGGCATTACAAAAAGCATTAGATCAAGCTCAAAATGGAAATGGTAATGGTGGAACAGGAAATGGAGATATTAATTTAGATCTTACAGTTGAAGTAGCTGGAGAGGAAGTTGATAGAGTTTTTAGATCTACCTTACAAAGACTAGAAAACGCAAATGGATTTATCACTAATTTTTAATTATGTCAGTAGCTTTTGATTCAGATGTAACATTAACTTGCGAAATAGCTTTTGATTCTAATCCATTAGATTCTTCTCAAACATTTACAGATGTATCTGCTTTTCTTCGTAGTTTCAAAATATCAAGAGGAAGAGCATCAAACTTAACAGAGTTTCAGCCCGGAACAGCAGTTGTTGAATTAGATAATTCAGATAACAGATTTTCTCCGAATCAAACTACACATTTCTTTGATTCATCAACAAATAGAACTAAAGTACAGCCACTAAAAAGATTAAGAATAAAAGCTGCATATTCTGGTACAACATATACTTTATTTACAGGTTTTGTAGAATCTTTCCCGGTAAATTATCCTCTTGCAGGTCAAGATTCTGTTGTAAAAATAAAAGTAATTGATGCTTTCAAGCTATTTCATAATGCAACATTAGATTCAGTTGGCTGGAAACTAGGTACATCTTTACTTGGACAAACTACAAGACTTGCATTCGGACAAACACAAGAATTATCTTCTGTAAGAGCAGCAAATATATTAAATTCATTTGGTTACACAAATCAATCAATATCAACAGGTACATTACAGGTACAAACACAATCAACAACAGATACATTACTTGCAGCTCTTCAAGCTGTTGAAAGAGCAGAGAATGGTACATTTTTTATTGCAGCAAATGGTAATGCTACATTTAGAGATCGTAATTTTAGATTAACAAACACAACAACACCAGATGCTACATTTGGGCAGGGTGGATCAGATTTGCCTTATTCAGATATAGTTTCTTCTTATGATGATACAAAAATTATTAATACAGTTTTACTTACTAGGACAGGTGGATCACAACAAACAGCAGTTTCTGATGATTCTGTGCAAAGATTTGGTACACACACATTAAAAAGAACAGGTTTGCTTAATATTCAGGATTCTGATGTTTCTTCTATTGCAAATCAAAAAGTTGTTGAAAATGATATACCACAAACATCAGTAGCAAGTTTGACATTTAAACCACAAGTAGATACTTCATTATGGGCAAAGGCTTTAGGTTTAGATATTGGAGCTTTTGTAAAAACTAATGTTTTGACTCCATCTGGTACAACAGAATCTTATGATTTGTTTATTGAAAACATAAGCCATAATGTTGATTCAAGAACTAAAACTTGGACATGGAAAATAGGTCTATCTCCAGCAGAAACCGGAGCATGGATTTTGGGAGTTTCAAAGTTAGGAATTGATACTAACATAAGTTATACTTAAAAAAATAAAGGAGAATTATGGCAGCCGGTGGATGGTTTGATTGGACAACAGGAGATTTAGTAACCGAGTCTAGGTTTCAAGATATACAAGATAGTATTGTATTCATTTTTGCATCTGAAAGTGCAGCAAATTCAGCCCTTACAAATAAAGTTGAGGGAACAATATTTTATGACACAACAGCAAATTTAATTAAGGCATGGAATGGATCTGCTTGGATTGCTGCTGAATCAGGCGATATTGAGGGCATCACAACGAGCTCTACATCTGGTTTAGCAGGTGGTGCTACATCTGGAACACCAAGCCTTAGTGTATCTCCAAACTCGGCAACATCAGGTACGATTGCAGCAGGAGATGAAATACTTTTTGGAGATATATCTGATAGTAACAATCTTAAAAAAGCCACAGCACAAACGATTGCCGATTTAGCTAGTGTTACATCACTTATAACAAATGTAACAGTAAAAGTGGCAGATGATGGATCAGGTAGTCAAAATGTCTTTTATATGCTTTCTGGATCAGATACAGGAGCAGGAACTAAAACACCT